GATGGTGGTAATATCTGCACTAATTCCATCAAATTGAGTCGATATTTTCTCAAATGATTGCGCGTAGGCGTGGTCATTATCAGCAACCACTTTATCAATGCGAGTGATTGATGCTTTCGCTCTGAGTATTTCAGTACCCTGCACATTTTGTTGAGCTGTCAATTGTCCGATGGCTTCAACTTGTGCAAGTTCTTCATTGCTCATTGTTTGCTGAATGTGAGTGATAGATGATTCATTATCTTCAAAGCGTGATTTAGATTGCTCCTTCGCTTCTGTCAGCGCTTTATCTGTACTAGCAGTGGTTTCCGTTAGTTTGCCGATACTGGCTTGTGTTTTTTCAAACTGACTCTCTTGAGTTTGCGTAATGTTAGTGGTGGTTTCGTTCAGGTTAGCAATTGCAGTTTTTTGCTCATCAACAATACTGCTGACACTGGATAACTTTTGGCCTTGCTCATCCAGTTGCCCTTGGATACCCTCATCACCCATCTGGATTTCTGCACGTAACTGCTCTTCCGTTTTCGCCAGTGCTTCATCTTGCTTGGCTTGAACTTCTTTAATCGTGACAATAGCACCTTCCGCATCATCAAAACGCGCATCGATTTGTACCTTATCTTCTGCTCGCGCTTCTGTTTCAGTTGCTAACGCGGTCTCTGTTCGAATGATACGCGCTCGTGAAATGCGATTTTCATTGTGTAATAAGTTAACTTGAGCTTGAGTTTGTCCTATTGACTCGACGAGGGCTTTTTCGCTGTCAGAGAATGCCTGTTCAAAATGAGTGATATAACCGCGCATTTCACCAAATTCAGAGACGGTTGATTGCTCGAGGCTGGCATGTGCTGATTTCAGATCAACCGTGGCTTTTTCAACGGTAGTCACTCGACTTGTAATGGTACCGACTTCTTCATTAGTACTCTCAATCTCGGCACGAACTTGCCCGATTTGCTGAGCGAAAGCCTCATTCGATTTCGCTAATGATTCTTGAACAGTCAAAACATCTGCTGCCGTATGCTCAAATTTTGAGGCAACTTCTTGCTGATACTTCGCTTGAGATGCCGTGAAGTCAGCTTGAACCTGCTCTAACTGCTTGATAGATGCTTTGCCTTTGGCTGACTCTTCCTTGAGTTCATAATAGCTCTCGGTTGAGAATTGTGTAATCGTCATCATGGCTTCGTTAACCGCATCAAATTCGCGATCGATGCTGATAACTTTTTGCTTGAAATCATCACTATCTATTTTTAAGTCAGACACTTGGTCTTTGTTGAAGTTGATTTGTTCTTGCATGATTTGACCGGCTTCGCTGCTGAGGAATTTGTCGCCAACCGCTTCTAAAATTCCCTCCGCATCCGATGATGACTCACCGAAAACAAGACTTGTCCACTCGGATTGATTACCGGTTTTATCCACCAGCCTCGCACGAAAATAAAAGCGAACACCCGCTTTCAATCCCGACATACGATAAGATTTGAGCGGATAAGGCACATCAGCAAGCAGCTGCATAGAATCAAGGGTATTTTCAGTTGAATACTGAAGCTCAGTTTTCAGCGTATCACTGGTGTTTGGCGCAAAACCCCAATCCAAGGTAATACCCCAAACTTCCGATGATGCGCGCAGGTTGAGCGGTTTTGGTGGATTACCTACCTTACCATTGAGTTTAGTTTCTTCCGCGCTGGACCATATGCTGGATATTTCAGACGCATTAATCGCACGAACGCGAACTTGATAACGCCCTGTATAAACACCATTAACTTCAAAGCCCAATGTTGATGTACGAGAGGCGTTTATCCAATTGCCATTATCCCGACGCCACTCAGCCTCATATGCGATAGCGCTTTCAGCCGCTTCCCAATCCACTCGCAAGGTAGTAAATGCAATGCCTTGGTCTACCTGTGAATAGGACGAAATGCGCACATTCTTTGGGGCTGGCTGCACATTAGGAGGTATAACCGTTATTGGTCGCTCATCAATACGTGCCCCTGAATCGATGTGATCATAGTTATCAGGGTTATGAATGGCACCCGAAATCGTGTAAGTGTTATCACCGTTATCACTGATATTGATAACTCGATACAATTGCACTGCTAAATCGTCGGAGTCCACCACCCACACCGCTTCTTTTTGCGGAGCTTGTGAATATTCAACAGAAACCGTGACCACTTTTTTATTCACGGCGGTGACGGTTCGCCCCTCTGATTTACCATCGGGTAAATTCACAATCAGGCGATCGCCGGCTTTAATTGAGGTGGTTCTATCGAGGGTAATTTTTCGCCCCTCAACCGAGGAAATACGCCCGCCAGTATCTCGTCCCGCTAATGCCGAATCAGCAACTGCAATAATATGACCAGGAGACGGTATTGCACCTTCAAGGCCTGTCGCGAAAGAAATCATCCGGTCATTAGCATTAGTCAATAAAGCCCAGCGACCTCGTCGATTTGCTTCACTTCGGCGTGTACAACCTATTGCGGAGAGATCCATTTTTCTTACGCCATATCGACGCTGGAGCTTTAAGTCTGCAACTGGCTCAATCTCATCATTACTGTGATTATCTGTATCCGTAAATGAAACCAATGCCTGTGTATAGCGATTTTGAATACTGCCGCCGGAGTAAGTTGGTTTACCATTAACAATATTGGCATTGGTAAAAGTACGGTAAATAGTGTCTGGCATATCCGCGGATACGTTGACTTTATTATCAGCCCAGAACGTCATGCCACGGAAAATAGCCGCAATATCGTTGAGCACTTGATAGGCGGTTTCTTGTGATTGAATGTACACATCACATAAAAAGCGCGGCTCTTTCCCATTACCACCGTAACCGTCAGGGACTAACTCATCACAATATTGTGCAACTCGGTATAAGTCCCATTTTTCTATTTGCGCCGCTTTAATGCGATCACCGCAACCATAACGATTATTTAAGACTAAATCATAAAATACCCATGCCGGGTTATTGGCCGCCGCTAATTTAAACGTGCCATCCCACGCGCCCGAATAGGTGTGATTAATTGGGTCATAATTAGTCGGTATTTTAATCAACAGACCCCCTTTCGGGCGTACGCTGATTTTTGGAATACGGTTATTAAACTGGCGCGCATTGAAAGTAATAAATAACAGCGCGGTATTTGGGTACCGTAATTTCGCATCGATAACATCAGCAACGGCAGAAATAGTAATTTTATCGGCTACCTTTGCTGAATTTTGATTTTTAGTTAAACGGCGAACACGTAATTGCCAACCAGTGATCGCTTTAGGTAAATCAACACGATGTGTACGTTGATATTCACTGGTTGTTTTACCATCAAAAGCAGATTTAGTGACCTCTTGATATCCTGAGCCATCAGTAGATAAATCAATCGCATAATCAACACGATACCCTGTCGCATCCCCGTTATCATGTTGCTGCATAAATTGAGGAAGCGAAAAGCGAATGCGCTCTGCTGAAAGTTGGGTGTTACCGATATTTCTCACATAAGGCTGATCGTCTTTTAATTCCATCCCCACATTGATTTCATTATCAACGGAAGGGATACCTTGAATGTACTCCTGGTGTTCACTGCCGGAACGAAATTCCCACGTAACACCCTCAAAGTTTTTGCTGCCATCCGAATTACCAATCGGCGTGTCGTCGAGAAAAATACGCGTATCATCCAAGCCGCCAGCAATCTCACCCTCAGATAAGGCTAATAGAATTTTTGCCGTCGATTCAGATAATAAACTATCCGGTGATTCCGTTGGCGTATGTCCGCCGCCACCGCCGCCCTTAGCACCTTGTATTTTCGCCATATTTCACCCATAAAAAAACCACCCGTAGGTGGCTAGTTAAATTTAATCGATTTATTGCTGATCTTCGGTATAAATCCCTGCAGAGATTATGGCTCCACCGATTTCTCGTCGGTCTAGCCCATAAAGAAGTGGAACGGGGTTCCCTTGCGCAGTGGTATTAACAGCCCCACCAAAAGCATAAGATGGCTTATTATCCGGGTCTTGCCGCATAGATAAACCATTAGGTTGTGGGGATAGCATTTGAATAACACCGCCTAATGCGGTGGCAGCACCCATCAGCGCAAGACCGCCGCCCATAAAACCACCAGCACCAAATGCCGCCCAACCGGCAGGACCTAACATCATTGCAGCCCCTATCATGGCCACACCTAAAATGGTTTGAAAAAATCCACCCGGCTTACTACCTTTAATGATAGGCGCAATGCGAATTTCTTCGCTTGTATCGAGATACAATTCATCTTCGCCAATATTACGCTTGCCTTTAAATACCGCAAATTCCATGCCTTTTAGATGGGCTGTTGCTAAAAATTGCTCAAAACCTTTGCAAAGTACAGATAGCGCTTTAATCGCTTCACGAGGGGAATCAATCGCTAATTTATGCTCTCGCCCAAACAAAGTACCGAGTTGTCCATATAACCGGATAGTTTTTAACGTATTCATATCAGCTCTTTCCTCCGCACGATTTTAATGGTGCGATCACGCCAATAATCGCTGTAAGGAATAATGCGACTGAGCTGGCCATAAAGGTGATGAAGCAGCATGCCATTATTCACCAGCACCCCAGCATGATTAGGGACATTCGCTTGCACTTGCATAATGACCATATCACCGTCTTTCGGCTCGCCAGAAAACTCAACAAAACCTTCTTTTTGCCAATTGTCCATATAGCGACTTTCGCCCTCTTCCCACCAACGGCGCTCGATGCTGTAGTTATTCAAGGTAATGCCGTGCTGTTGATAGTAATAATCCATAATCAGCGACCAACAATCCGCATGACCCAGCACAAAAGGACGCTCTTCAAGTTTCCGCTCTCCTCGAGGAGAGATAACGCGAAGATCGCCTTCTGGCCATGACACAATGACCCACGGTAATTCGGTGACATCACATTGTAACTTGTCAATTTCACTCGGTTGCGTTGTGACCCCATCACCGCAATGACTGTGCACAATCGCGATAGGTTTTCCCCAATCTTCGGCGAGGGCATAATCTTCGGGGGAAAGTTCAAAGTGGTCGATAGGGTTGCTGGAGAGATTACGACAGGGGAAATACTGTTTAACTCGGCTCTTTTGGCAAATGACACCGCAAGCCTCTTTAGGATATTCCGCTTTCACATGCTGAAATATCACTTCACTTATTTTTTTTGTGATCATCGTATTAATCCTGCTGCTGGGAACCCTCCAAAATCTAAAGGTTCATTTTCACCAAAGCGTTTTTTACAATCACTGATAAGACCGCCACATCTATCTAACGATGGATCATCGACTGGCTCACCCCGTTCATTAAAGTATTTATTCCCTGTATAATTACACCCTCGACCACTACGATAATCCCCTTTCATGCACCAGTAACACAAGTTATGTATCTGGCGAACGGGTATCATAATTCCCTGCAAATCGAACGGGCTTGATAGGTCAAACTCGATAGCCTCACCGGCTACCTCATTGGTTTTTTGGTCGATGTAATACACTTGCTTAAAACATTCGTCCGGTTGAGCCGTTGGATTGCCATCAGAAAAGTTTTTCGCATCAAGATAGTGGGAAAAAGTTTCATAAAGAGTTACTTTAGCTTGAACGAGATCATCAAATTGCAAACACAATGATGATATTACGCTATCAACATTAGAAACTCTCAGCTTAGGCCGCGCTTGACTACCATCACTATTTTTAGCCATGCCCTCAATTTGATAAGGCCATGCCCCGTATTCATTCCCTTGCCACCAAATAGACTTAGGTTTTAACTTATCACCGGCAGCCATAATTTCAGTCGGGGTATATCGCAAGTTATACGCATGAAAACGAAGTACCGGCCCATCAAACTCACTGGCATCGACTTCAATAAGCTGAATTTTATTACCCGGCTCAAGCTGCTGAATATCCGAAATTATCTTCATGTGCTAAAGGCCTCAATAAAACTGGTGGTCAATGAATAATTACCGCCACCGAGCGTAACTGGCTTGTATTGTTCACAGCGAAACAAACCTTTCGGTCTTAGGGGTGGCTTCCAGATAAAGGCTTTATGTCCAGCATGGCGATCAAAAAAGGCAACAATCTGTTCGATCATTGCCTCTTTGCCTACAAATTCCAGTTGCCAACTATCAGAGCGATTATTAAGTCCATCCCCAGCAACCTGTACATATCCATCGCCGAACTGTGCCTTTTTAATTCGAAATACGGTGTCGGCTTGCGCGTTGACACGAGGGCACCATGTAAATGTTTCTACCAAAATTACCTCCTCTGATTAATTAACCGCCAAAGGGGGGTTCCCTCTCTTGATGCTTGCTCGTTAACAGTATTAACAATTTCGTTTTTGAGTTGCTGTTTAGCGGCGCTTACATCACCGACAGGTTGTTGCCGATCCTTAGCTCCATCACTTATCAGATTGATATCACCAACATCAATTTTAATTGCGTTATTAGACGTAATGGAAGTGGATCCGTTTTGGACGTTTTCCAAACCAAGGACACGTACCCCCAATGAACCGTCCGAGCCTCGTGTAAGTGGCATAATTGCTTCGGGACCTGCTTCCCCCATCAATCCTGCCCCCTTCGCAAAGGCAAACATGGTGGGAGAGTTAACGATTTGCCCACTGTATGAGCTCAGACCAGGAGAATCATAAACGCCCCCTTTGGCATTGGGGACAATAGAACTCATAAAACTACCGAATCCACCGCCAAAATAGCTACCTGCAGCCTTCATCGATTGGACTAACGCCATATTAAGCAATACCTTTTGTACACTTTTCAGCACATCAACCGACCAGCTTTTCCAATCCGCTTTGTTTCCATTCAAGGCATTAGCGACATTATCCACCATTCCGGTCATTGCTGATTGAGTTGCACTTGCAGCTTGACCGGCATAATTGGAAGCATCATTGACCCAGTTTTCAAGTCCCGCACTCACACCTGCTCGCCAGTCTGTTTCAGCGATTGCGGCCTCCTTGTACTTATTGTTGAGTGCGTCTAGCGCATCTTGCCTCGCTTTTAACGCCTCCAACCCGCCATCCGTTTTGCTAAATACCCGCTCAACTTGCTGGCGTTCTTCTTCCTGACCGCGACGACGATCACCCATACCGACCGTGCTTTTAGCCAAAGCAGCATCATCATTATATTTACGGGTCGCATCTTTTAACTCTTTAAGTGCATCCGTCATTTCGCGCTGTTTGCGCACAGCTTCATCGGCTTTTTGTGTCCATTCCGCCAGCTGAACAGAAGATGATTGAATCGCTTTTCGTTGCTCATCCGTCCACTTAGCGCCCGTTTCATTTCCGGCAGCATAAAGTGCAGCGGCTTTTTCACCTTGTAATGCCCTAATTTTTTGGACTTCCATTGCAACGCTGAGGTCTGCCATTTTATCTTTATAGCGTTCCGTGACCCTATCTGCTTCTTTCGTTAATGAAATGCCCGATTTCAGCGAGCTATTCATTTTTTCGCGGTCATCAAAGGCTTTTAGCTTATCATTAACATACTGTTTTTTATAGGAACCATAGCGCTCGTCATTAGGAAACATACTTTCCGCTTCCCACTGACTACGCTGTTTAAGCTGATCACGTTGAGACATACCTGCAATTTGAGCCTCACGAGAAGCTCCATCAAGAAATCCTATCTGCTCAGGATTAAGTAAGGATACAGGTACTTTAGTAAGTAGCTGTCTATTTGATATTAAGTTATTACCGAGTAAAATTAATCGATTAAACTCTGATTCTTGAGCGAGTTCCTGAGCCATAAATTTAAGTTTAGTGCGCTTGCTATCATTTTGTTGTCGTATTAATTCATCTCTCCTGCTTTCAAGTTGATTCAAAGCATTTGTTGTTGACTGTAGGTCTTTTTCTTTTTGTATCAGACGATCTTCTTCAACAGCAAGCAATTGCACTGCAGATAAATAATTTTTTAAAGCTCCCTCTTTCGCAATTGAAGGTAGATCTGGGAAGTTTTGAGCCGCATCATTCTCTCCAGCCTTAATATCAGCTCTTATTTTCTGTACTAACTTTAATTGATCCTCATATGCCTTTCTTTGTGCATCTAATGTTTTTTCAACTTTTCCCGCTTCATCTGATGATTCTGTTAGGGTCATGTTCTTGGTGCGTTTAATGACCTCATCTAATGCATTTGCATACTCTAATGCCGATTGATGAGCTGCATCTTGCTGCTGTTTTACGGCATACCATGCGCCAGCGCCGAGCATTATCACACCCGGCAATCCGCCAACCAAAGACAGTAATCCTTTGGTTCCACTAACCACCGCATTGCCAGCCATTCGAAAACCATTTAATGCTTTTCGTGAAGCTAATAATCTTGCGTTTGTCGTTATTTCTTGATTATTAATTGCTATAAGTTTTTTGGTGTTTTTTGCAAGTTGATTATCTAGAACTAATCGCTCTTTATCAGTTGCAGCAACCATTCGTCTAGTAACTAATTTTTGTCTCATATCAAGGAGTAACTGCTTTTCATCCTTAATCTGCATTTGAGTTACCCCAAGACTGCGAACTTGCTCCCTTGTGTGATTGATTTGCGATAGGTAACTGTTAGCTGTCTCTTTTGCTAAATTTTTTGTATTTATCGTTAAACTTCCAAGATAGCGAGATAATCCAACGCCAACTAACAAGCTGCCAGCAAGGGCAACCTTATCAAAATTATCACTTACCGTAGCAAGAACAGTAGATATTGACTTGGTTGCTCCAGCCCCTCTATTTAGCTCACCAAAGTAGCTTTTTGCTGAATTAGCCACTCGCATAAAGCCATCAGCAACCGTATTATCCATTGAATCCGCGAGTTCATTATTCGCATCTTTGGCATTTTTTACCGCATCAGCAAATAACTTAAAAGATATTTTTCCTTCCGCTGCTAACTTTTTAACTTGGCTTTCTGTCACCTTCATTCCACCATTTGTACGCTCTAACTCCTTGGCGATATCGATAAGAATTGATGGTGTTGCATTCATGATCGCTTTCCAGTTCTCACCCGCCACCTTACCTTCAATTGTGGATTTGCTCATCGCGTTAAGGGCTGATTCTGTTTTTTGGGCACTGGTTGCATTGGCTGTGAATGCCGAAGACATGGATTCGATGTAATCAACAGTTTGGGTTGTGTCATATCCCAATTCTTTCATCGCTGAAGCTGTACTGATATATAACTCTTGGGTTGTTTCTACTGCCTTACCATTTCGATTACTAATAGTTAAAAATCGTTTTTGTATATCATCGTAACGCTGGGCTGAACCCTCTACGGATTTTAGAGCCATCGTGATACGAGCCGACATTTGCCCCCACTCATCAACAGTGGAAATCGCCGCTGAGGCAGAAAAGAAACCAATCAAAGCACCAGCGCTAGCTTTTGCAGTCATAGCCACACTTGATAACTGGCCATTAATTTCTGAAAGGGCTTTCTTTTGCTGAGCTAGCTCTTGACGTAATTGACGGCTGCCATTTGAGGAGTTTTTGTAAAAGTCATTACTAATACGAGAAGCTTTACTAACCTCCGCTTGAAAGCTGGTTGAGTTAGCTGATATTTTTAAAATTAATTCGCGTAATGTTGCCATTTGCGGTCTCCAAAAAAAGACCGCCTAAGCAGTCATTGTTAATTATTGCAGGCTTGATTCCATAACCCAATTAGCTTGGAATCATTTGTGTCTACTATTACTATCGGTTCTTCGTTTGCAGCACTTTGAGAGTTTGTTTTTTTGAAAAAATAAAATTTAAAATATTTTTTTCCATCAACAACCTCATTTACATCCTTACTTAGATCCGAACGAAGGACTACTGGAGTACTTATAGGTAGCATGTTGGATTTTCTGGAAAATTGAATCTCTCCACACAACATATCCTCACCCTGCTCTGTTTCATAAAGATTTAAGTTTTTAAACTTTAAATTGTATGAGCGCATGTCATCACGATTTTCTAGGTGACTCATTATATCGCCAGTAGTTTTTGGTACTTCCTCTCCACACCCGAATAACAAAGCAGTAGAAGCAATGGCAACAATAAATAGCTTTTTCATTTAAGTAATTCCATTAATAAATAATGGCCCTACTATATAACTATTCGGACATGCTGCTCAACCATGCTTCAAGTGGCTCTTGGTTGTTATTGCTACTATTGGGCTCGTTTGCGGCCTCCTGATCCCAAACTGGTATCATTTCATTTAATGAAACCTTTGCGCCCGCCGCACTCAATACCGCCGACGTTATCATTGCTGTTTGAATATCCCCACGACGATCCCCAATGGGGGTTATCTTGTCGTATGCCATCCACATTCTGAGCTCGCTAGCGTCCAGACTAGAAACTAACTCTGCTAGGGTTTTCCCCAGTCTGAGCGCTAGTGTCATTAAAAAGAATGTTTCCGGTTCTTTTACTTTTTTTCAGCTTCTAGTACTGAAATAGTCAGCGCAAACGCTTCAGATAATAACCGTGCGTGAACCGGGCCATAGGATTTTAACAATTCAGGGATATCTTTTTCCGTAAAGACCGGGCTACCATCTTCTTCAAGAAGAATGTGAGTAAATAAAGTCACATCCCCCTCGATATTGAGGAGTGATTTTTGCGTAGATGTTAACTCCTCTCCCCCTTTCAATTCGTGTAACTCGCTGCATTGAATCCGTGCTTGAAGGGAAGGCTCACGCACTGTCACTTCTAAACCGCCCCATTCGGACACAATCACTTTTTTAGAACGATATGATTGTGATGCGCTGAGGGCTAAGTTGCGTAAATTAGACTTTTTAGCCATTATTTACCGCCTCCGGTTGGTTGCGCTGCTGGGCGACCTTACCTTTTACTAATGGTGTAGGCTTACCTTTGAGGCGAAGTGTAAATGATGCGCTCACCACGCCGTTTGTAGCTGCTGACCAGCTATTTTGACGAACCTCCGCAAGAAAAGCGAAGCCAGCACCAGAAGGAAATACCACCTTAAAGGCATGGACAGTGTCATTATCATAAGCTTGGCGCAATACATCTTGACCTTCATCAATGGCAAAGTTACCACCAATCGTGACTTCTGCCGGTGCAGCCAGCCCGTTTATATTTTCCTGCTCTGTTGAACAGAACGTGGTGACATCAATATCCGCTTTTTGCCCCCCCGTGAAACTAACTTCTTTCGTTGTGCAATCAATCGACAATGAATCTGTCTCGACTGCAGTGACATCTGTCGCAGGTAGCTTCGAAATACTGATTTTGGTACCTTGCGTTTTTTCATGTTTACTCGTCATATCAGTTTCCTATAGACATAAAAAAACCACTCGAAAGTGGCTGATGGTGTGAGTTAAAATTTAATTCCAGACTTGGAATTCTAGGGTTCGACGATGCAGCGCGGTATCGGGCTCATAATCGGGTTTTCGTGAGACATTTGTTGGTAATAATATTTTGATGGCCATGAATGCTTTATTCCGTATTTCAGTCGCCTCATCTGGACTTTTGGCATAAACATCAATTTGAATATTAGTCATGGTTTCGGCTTGACCAGACAATACATCTTCATCAATTTCATAAAATGAAAATATTATCCAAGGTGGACTTATAGCTGGCATATCTTGAGGAACAACAGACGGGAAAACTTTATCGGGTAAAACAGGATCCAAAAGTATAAATAAATCCGCTTCCGTCATTTTTTTAGCACTCCATCAATGGCCTCATTTAACTTCGAGATTGCAGCGCTCGCGGCTTCATCAGCTTTACTGTCAAATGCAGGTCGAATAAAAGGTACCGGGGGCATTTTTGATGTGCCCTCTTCCAAAAATCGCCAGTAATACGCATTTCTTGGGTCTTTGGCTTTCATTGAATTATCACTGTTTGTACTGTCTTTATTGCTACCACGCACATAAACACCTGCAGAGACTTCACCTGTTTTTCGGCTTCGTTGGCTACTGGCCACAATATTTCTCGCCAGCTTTCCTGTCCGCCGTGGTGCTTTGGCTCTGACTTCATCACGCAATACTGCAGCACCTGCATATGCAGCCTGTCGTAATACTTTGGTACTCTCTGCTTTACTCAGTTCATCAAACTCTTTGGCGATATCGAGGAAGCCACTGAAATCAATATTAAAATCATCCATCCGATTTCACTCCCTGTTTACACAATAATTCCAATCGAGTGCGCTTTACATCAGGGATAGCAGACTGAATATCATAATTAAGTCCATTAAAAACCATGCGACAGGTTGAGTTGATATCCGGTCGAAAACGCATCCAAATGCGAACGGTGATTTCTGACATTTCGGCACCTGACGCAAGAAGCTCGCGACCGGAAATACCTTTAACCTCAGCCCTAACATTTGTTGCAATATCAACCCACTGATTTTCACGAGCGCCAGAAGGTAACTTAACCAGTTCACTACGTTGAAAGGTCACTTTGTGACGTAAGCGCCCCGGATTCATTCGCCACCCCGCCAATTTCGATGATGAAACAATAAACGCTCAGCAGCTTTATTTTCATACAATTGAATTTCACTTTGACTGGTACGGTGCTCAAACAAATCGCCGAGGACTAATAGCGTTGCCGATTTAACGGGATGAGGGATATCTTCAGGTACTTTCCATGCAGGTTCATCACACCATTTTAAGCAATAATCCAAAGCACTCTGAGCATAAAATTTAATCTGCTCATCCCGATCGTCATCGTCATATTCAATGTGCTGCTTTAGCAATGAAAGCGGAATAACATCTAAGATATCCATCGGAATAATACGGGGCAGTTACCTACCCCGACCTTATTATTTGGTTGACTTACCTTCCGCTGTAGCAAAAGAGCCTTTGATTAATGCTTGAGGGCGGTAGTGTGCTAACGCTAAACGCTCTTCACACAGGATGGTCAGCATATTTTTAACAAAGTTATCGCGGTCTTCACGGCTAACTTCAATTGTGGCATCCATGCGATCCCATACTTGTGATGCTAAATCGAACGCACCAACCGTAAACTCACCTTGTGCTTGTGCTTTTGTTGGCACAACAGGCAGCCCCCACATCACATTAGAAGTAAACGCTTGAGGGCCACCGAAGATATAACGGCCTTCCTTGTCTTTCATTAATGCAATGGTATGCCAGTCACGAGGGTTTAAAATGATCCCCGATGCACTAAATTCAGACTCTGTTACCTGATAAATCGCATGGGCGATCAAGTCAGCTTGCGTGTCCCCTGCGACATTCAACGTGATATCGTACGCTGTTGCGACTTGGTTAACACCTGTCAGGTTATCGGCTGAGCCATCACCATTAAGGAGTTGATTTTCCTCAACTAACGCTAAGCCGTATAACAAACGGGTATTCAAGTAAGACTGTAGCTGCGCCGCATCGTCCATCACTTGGCGTGACGCCTGAATCCAGTGCGCGATAGTGATCACGTTAGTGGTTTGTTTTTCGAAAGTCAGGTCAGATTCAGGCTTTTGAGCCTTTTCTTTCACGGGTGCAGCGCTATTGGTAAACAACTTTTCGCGCACATATTCCAGTGAATTACTGGAAATTCGACCTTGCGCTAATAAATCGCGAACAACTAGACGGCGCATACCCGGCATAACAATGCCCGGTACTTGCATTGGTTGAATTAATGCACCAGCCGAACCTGCATCGCTGCCCAGTGACTTATTGAATGTTTTAACTTCAAATGCACCGGCACTACCATTCCACGACTTAATAAGCTCTTCAGAGGCACGCTCAGAAAAATCTTTTTTAGCGTTAGGATCATCCGCGCCTGTCGCCCCTTTTTGCTCTAAATCAAATAGCCGCTCACCGGCTTTTTTCAGTTCTTCTTGAACGGTTGTTAAGTCAGCTTGCAGCGCCTTAGAGATTGTTCCTGTCTCTTCAATTTGCTTTTTCTGCTCATTAAATAATTCTTTAACTTTGACTTGTGAATCTTCGATGGCTTTTTGAATTACGGTTAAATCAGACATAATTTATCCTTTCAGATTAAATGAATTAATTTGGTTAATAATGGAATCAACTTGTGTTTTTTGAGTGCCATCGGACTCACTCCGAACAGCGGATTTGAAGCGTGAAATAAACCCTATCGCTTCTGATTTTGATAGACCGGCTGACTCTCTCAGCCAATATTCAACATCACGAACAGTTAACAGGCCATCGACACTTTTTAACGACGATACTTGAGCCTGATCATTAGCAGGAAAGGTACAAATACTAATTTCCCGTAGCATTGAAATATTTTTAAAAATACGCCCTGATGAGGTCACATCGAAATCTTCCCGGACACAACCAAACCCGATAGACATCCCCTCAACAGTACCGTGCTTCATAGCGGCTTTTAAATCTTGGGCACCACTATGACCCGGCGTGAGCTGACCTCTAACAAGTAACCCCTTAGTGTCTTCTTCCAAGTGCTCCCATTTACCGACGGGCAGTTCCCATGCTCGATGGTTATAAAACATGGCCACCTTGCGTTTTTGGCTTTCTAAGACACCTTTAAATGCCCCCGGCAAAATAATATCGCCGTCTGAATCGGTGTTACTAAATACCGATGCATAACCTTCGAATACGCCTTGAGTGCCATCTCCGGTGAATTTAATCTCCGCTTCATCAAAGGCGAGGGTTTTTCTAATATCGGACATTGAGCCCCCATAAATAATTAAGCCCCACTTTCGTGAGGCTCTTGGCTAAGTTGGTTGATGGGGACATATTGTGATTGCCGGTAAGCAACATCCCCTCCTTCAAGTGGTGGGTAATTATCAAGTCGCCGCATTTCATTAATGGTACGCAACCCTGATTCCCCCATGGCTTTCATAAATGCCGCTCGAGAAGCTGAATCGCCTCGCAATAAGCCATCTAAGTTGTGCTCAGCATGATATTTACCCACATCACCCGGCTTTAAAAGCCAGCGAGCTACACAGTTCTCCCATCGAGAGATAAAAGGCTGTAAGGTGTATTGAAGAAAACCTAAATTTTGCTGCTCAATTCCGGTTCCCCAACTGGTTGATTTCTCAACATCCCCAACTAAATGTGGCGGCACACCGAAGAAACGCGCCAGCTCACTGACTTGAAATTTACGGGAAGCCATGGTTTCCGCATCTTGAGGACTAACGCCAATATCTTCAGCTTTAAATCCACCCTCTAATATCCATAATCGTTTTTTAACCGGTCCACCTGCGATTTCTTTAAAATTCTCCTCCACTTGTGCTCGCTGCTCTTTTGAGAGAACTTTGTCGCCCGTAGTGAGTATTTTGGGGGACTTAGCGCCATTGGCATAAAATTCACGCTGCTGATCTTCCATAGCCACGGCGGTACCGGCTGTTTTACAGGCATGCGCTATTGGGGATAATCCAACTAACCCGTTGAAGCCAAAACCTTTTAAATGAAATATCTCAGCGTGTTTAAACTTGGCAAATTCTTTATCACGTTGATACTTATAGATAAGGTTTTTACCTTCCATCCTCACATCCATGTTCGCGGAAAGAAGAGGGAGTAAGCTAATCACATCACCTGACCGATTACGCTCAATTAACGCATAGGCATTTCCGTAAAAACAAAGTTGCATTGTCATCGCTTCTCTGAATTCTTGCGCAGTCATATATTGATTGGGGGAATATCGGAGTAATCTGGCTAAAGGATTACTTAAATCAACTTTTGAACGATTGCCTGTTTTGTCAGTTTCGAAGATATCTAGCGGTAAGCATGCCGTTAAGGTTGATATCAAGCTGACACAACGCCAAACCGTGGCTATTTGCAATATACGTTCATCGGTTATCGACGAATCACCCAGTGAACCTTGAGCAGAAACAGGGCCGGTCTGTGAACCTTGCTCAGGCGTCACAAGCCTCCCACCAACAAAGAAGGAAGCCAGACGCGCAAACCAACCATTGTTAGTCCGCAAATCGATTGAATGTTGTTTATCTGTCATCACATACTCAGTGGGTTAGAGAAAAAATCATCAAGGTTGCCGTCATCATCAACCTCGCCGCCAGCAGTACCAATTGCCATCGCTGACGCAACAACGCCATCAATACGGCCTGTACTTTTCTTTTTAGCAAAGATACGGTTTTCTTTTTGGTCGGCTTCAAGCACCGCTGAAGCGGCATTCCACCTCAAGCAGGGATTTGCATGAATAACCAATTTTTCATCATCAATAAGCCCCTCAAAAAGCTCGATGGAGTGAGGCATCCAAAGACCTGAATCTTTCGCTTTGTAGTAGCCTTGCCCATGAGGCAGAAGTGGAACGGTGACAGAGGCATTATCAAGTTCAGGCTCTAGGTATTTAATTCGATATTGGTCAAAACCAATGGCCAATAAATTCACCTGCATGGTGATTTCAGCAATACGCTCAGCAACAAATTCATATTTGACAGCTTTACCCGGCGTAGTATGAACAAAGCCTTGTCTAACCCATGCATCATAAGGAACACGGTCGGTTTTGGCTCGCTCAAGTAAGGTGTCTTTCGGTGTCCAGAATTCAACATAAAGATATTTGCGTTGAGGAAAGTACAGCGCTAATGCCGTTAAATCTCGCGTTCCCGATAAATCAAGTCCGCCGTAACATTCTTCGCCCTGTAAATCCTCTAAGGTGAATTGTTGTTCACGGTTCATCCATGTATCACCATTAATCCATGGATCATCAGCATCAACCCACTGACAGAAATTAAGCCGGCGAACAATGCTCTCTTTTGAGGGCATACCTTGAGCTTGCGTGACCTGCTCGCGCAAATAGCGATCCGTAAAGGTATAACCTAATGAGGGATTCGCTTTTCCCCAGCACGATTCATCTTTAAAGGGATCGTCGCCTTCATCGAGAGAACAAATATAAGAAAAGAAACTATCATCCTCAATCGAGCCTTCAGCGACTTTTCGCCCATACTCATGATAGTCATAACACACACTGGTTTTATCATGACCACTATTGGTGATCATGAATATCAATGCCTGACGGCGACCCTTTGTACCGGCTCGCATCATTTCTACAGCAGTGTTGTGTTTGTGCTCATGGATTTCATCAATAAGCGCGCAATGAGGACGAGGACCTGACTGACCATCATCCGAGCTAATTGGTCGGAAAAATGAACCTGCCTTTAAGAAAGCTAAATTCCACTCTTTACCTGCACCACCTGATTTAGTTATTCGCTGACTCAGCGCTGGTGATTGGTCAACCATCGCCACCGCATCACGAAATAAAATCATAGCCTGGTCTTTCTTTGTGGCAGCGGCATAAATTTCGGCTCGGGGTTCGTTATCAGCCACTAAGCAATAAAGACCTACGCCCCCTGCGAGTGGGGATTTACCTGACCCCTTACCCGATTCCACATAGACCATGCGAAAACGCCGAGTACCATCTTCCATCTTCCAGCCGAAAATGGAGCCAACAACAAAACACTGCCACGGCAATAAAATAAACGGTTGGCCTTCATGTTCGCCCCCGTTGAGCTTTAAGACTTTTGCAAAGAAAGCAATCACGCGATTTACGGCTTCAACGTCCCAAACCAAACCCCGTCGCTCCGCTTCTTTTAAATCCTTTAAATGCCTTGCACACGAATATCGTATGTCAGGACCTGCCAGTATTTTCCCATCATTAACATCTTGTGCATACTGTGTTGCTGGGTCAGCCGAAGTATTGGCTGAGCGGGTCTTCCTCTTCTTCTCCACCATCGACTTTCACCTTTGAGCGAGCTGCCGGAGTGAGACCGAACTCGACTAAATAACTTTTAAAGCGCCGATCTGCATCAGCGAGCATTGCAACGGCCGGATTCGCTTTAATCATAAAATCACCCAATTGCGTTTTAGTTGTATAGGTATGACCTTCGATTGCAACCGTATTGCGCAAATGCAATATGTCGGCATAAATATCACAAAGCCTTTCCAGTGCTAATGAATCCGCAACGGTTAAAATACCCATCCCATCAAGAAGCAATGTTAATTTTGCCCACGCCATTTTCCCCCAGTCCGTTAAGTGCTCAGGTGGACTCGGAATTTCACGCCGTGGTTTGGGTTCTTTATTATTGAGTTTTCGTTTCCCCGGATTACCGGTGACCACTTTCAAGTGGGTCGGTTTCGGGCGTCTTCCTGCCATCGCAAACCTCCCAGAAAAAAACTTTTCATTTCGCGGTTGTGCACACTAATGACTATGGTCGGTAATTTAAGGCAAAGGTTTTAAACTTTTACCCCGCCCCCCCCTATCATATTGCTATGACTTCAAATGAATATCGGGTGCATCTGTGACCATTGGTTCATGCCACGCGAATTCAACATGAACAGAAGTATCTAATGGATATGTGTTAATACTTAACTGCTTTTGACCAGACAACATCTGACCATCAACGGTGAGACAGTAGCCAATCTGTTTACCATGCTTGAACAACTTAGATAGCTTTACTTGCTTTGTTTCTGTCATGCTATTTATTCCAATGTGAATTAGGGTCAAGCGGTATGCCGTCTACACTACAACCAACGACGACACCACTCTTCTCCATACGTTGCTTAGTTGAGTTGTGATGGGGATCACATAGGCTTTGGAAGTTCTTCTTATCCCAGAACAGCCTCTGGGCTTTGGCTATTTGCACGGTGTCACCTGATGCCAGAGCATCCCTAAGCCTGTGTGGTGTGATGTGGTCTACAACTGTAGCTGCAGTAATGCGGCCTTGCTCTTTGCACATAACGCACAAGGGATATTCATTAAGAAAGCTGAGCCTTACCTTTGCCCATCGACCACCGTAGACATTGGGCTTTTTCACTGCAACCATCCAGACTTAGCAGATTGAATATCAGCGCAAACCCGTTCGATAGAAGCTGCAAATGCCTTGTCTGAATTTTCTATTGCTTGCTGTGTGCGGGTTATCATCGCGCTAAGCTGAGAGAGTTTATACTCAAACTGCCGTTTAAATTCTTCGAGCCCACCATTATCAACAGCAGTATTAATTCTGATGGTTTGCGCCATAGCACTTCCCTTAGTTGATTTAGAGAATGCTTCATTTAATTGCTCTAGCACTTTACCAGCGTCACTCGTTTCAAGCTGAGCGCGAGCTGACTGTTGCTTCTCGCCAGCTCTTATTGTTGTTGTGGGCGACTGGATTACTATTTTACCAATCGTTGCTTTATCAATGCATGACTCATCAATAAACACCTGACCGCTTGTAACAAAGAACTTATCAGCACTAAAACCAACGCTTGTTGGCTGTTTCAGCCCTACACTAACCATTAGCCCTTCAATACGCTTTAGCTGCGCTTCCAGCTTATCTAAGTCAGTGCTATCGACTGATATTTTTATAGATAGGGTGGCTATTTCTTTTTTATCTGACATGACTGTCTCCATAAATGAAAAAGCCACCAGTGATTAGCTGATGGCTATTTAGAATATTCTTCTAGATGAATTTATATAACTGCCTGGTGCCGAGTGACCACCAGCATTCAAAACATATATAAAACTCTATCAATGCCACTCAATGAATAGCATTTGTAGAATTAAATAAAATTATGTCTCTCCATAAGTCACGCCGTTTCTTCTCCGGTGGCTGACGTTTCTACCGCATGAGTATATCCACACTTGGATTCGTTGTTTTTGACTCTCAATATGCGCTCACTGCGTTGAGGTTGCAGGTCACAGCTAACATATGAGACAGCGACAACGCCGCGCCTCGCTCGCAACCAATACTCTGATTCGTATATTCTTTTTCGTATTTAGTAACAATTTATTAATAGATTGATTGGTTTTTACTGATATTATTTACGCACCCATACGACATTTGGGTTATTCATAAACAATATGTGCAATCTTTTAGCCCATTCCGTTATGGGCTTTTTTTTGCTCTTTAAATCATAATTCCTTCATACCTCTCATTATCATTAACTCTACTTGCATATTTAAAATTACTTACTATGCTTTACATGGATATCATATTAAGTATTAATGCTGTTCTTTTTAGCCCAAATCTCTGTGGGCTATTTTTTTGCCTATTAAGCTAAGCGCCTAATGACTTAATTTAGCTCGCAACCGTTTTTAGAGTTAAGATAGTGTTTAGTTCCAGTTAAAAAACAATAACAAACAATAATCCTTTTGCTTTTTCGCTAAAATTTACTTTTAATAAAAATAAAATAAAGAATTAAAAGTAATATGGAAAATAATATAATACTCACCCTTATTGAGTTAACAAATAGAAGTAATGATGATGTTAAAATAGCGGCTATTACTGCACTTGGTGATTATAAAGCTACCGTTGAGCAGCAAGCTGCTATTTCTAGACTTCTTGCGCTGTGCAAAGACCCCAACAGGGATGTTGCAATTTCAGCCATAAGATCATTAAGTAAACTTTCCGAATTCTTTTGATTTACCTAAAGATCTCCGCTCTAGTATAATTTTGAATTATTCCTAGCCGCGTCAGCCTCTCGAATAGCTTTCTTGTCCAAGTTGCACTGTTCAATGACTGTTAATAACGACTCATTGAGTAATAGCGAATCACCCCAAGAAAATGTCTCAGGGATGTATTCAGGCAAGCAATCATTGAGTAAGTGTACTGGAATGGGTACTGATGGCGTTTGAACGTATTCTATTCGCGTGGTTGTGCAGCTCGATAGTAGCATCACTAGGAGCATCAATAGCAGCACACTTATCACCCACAATAACGGTTTTGATAATAGTTTTAACCGTTTCAGAAGCCACTGCTGCCGTGTCGCGTTCCCTAAGGTTATTTCGTGAGATTTCATTAAACGTTACCGAGATCTGTAGAACAGTGGATAGGATAATGTGTTGTGTTGAATTTAAAGCCGTTAGTTTTTCATTCGCATTATTTATTCTCTCGAGTGAAAGCATCAACCAACCAGACCAAATAATGAGAAGCACAATAATCAGTGATGCTATTTTTTCAAAAATTGACATGCTTCCCCTTATTGTAATTAACCGCACTTTGACAGCGTTTTTCTAAACTCATCTTGTCAGTGCCACCACAGGTATCGTCTCTGAGTACGTATACGCCAGTTGCCATAAAGACAATGGTTCCGATGAGGAATAGGGATAAGTAGATGCGAATTCGCCAAGGCATACGGCATTTTCTATCTCTCTGCGTGTTATCAGGCCTTTCCACTTTTTACCTCCTGCGTAAGTCCAGCGTTTTAATTCATTGCAAGCACCAGCGATATCACCAGCATTCAGTTTCTTCAGCATCGTAGAACGCGCAAAAGCACCCGTGCCCACGTTGTAAGCAAAGGAATAAATAGCGGCTCGGGTGTTATCGTCGATATCAACTTTAATTAGAGGGTCTACGCCTTTCCTGACTTTATTTAGGTCTTTTTCAAGCAAAGCTAAACATTCTGATTCGGAATAGGTTTTAGTGGGAATAATGTCAGCGCCCGTGTGCCCAAAACAAACCGTGGTTACTCCGACTACATCTTTATAGGGCTTGTATTCAACACCTTCAAAGAAAGAAAGCATTGCAACGGTTAAGGCCATTACACCACCAGCAGCCGCCTTTTTTATATTAGTGGGTATCTTTGCCACTATTAGCCCTCTCTCTTAATTTGAATTCTTTTCGTTTGAAATATAGATTTGTTAAAAATGTCAGCAGCCCAAATAGCAAACTCCCTAACACACCAATTGCGGCCCATTGCTCAGAAGAAAAACCATCTAATAGCTGTTTTAGCCAATACAAGGTCCCTCCCGCCGATGTTATATAGGAGGTAGTTGTCGTTATTTTTTCCATACGCATACGCACCCCCTTCGGAGTGTTCCGTTAATTGTGATTGTGGGAATTTCTGTTTTTTCGCCCTCATTTGAGGGGATAAAAGAAGAAGTGAAAGAAGAGTTACAGTATTAATCGAACATAGTTTCTGCCATACGACCAGTTTATTTGGTCATAAAAAAATAGCTTCTTAAATAATCGATGCTGCCACACACCGTTTTCTTTACCATATTTAATAAATAATGGAATATCGCGAAGTGCATTATAAAATATAAACGCGTGGTCATATCCCATTACGGTAATATCAATATAGGTTTCATACCTTTTGACGTAGCGATCATCCACCATTAGCTTAAATATACACTTCATAGCTTGGTAGCCATCTGCTTTTTTGTTAGCTCTTTCTATTACGGCCTTTCTTTTTTCATTGGCTATATAAGCATCGTTAACAGCTTTTATGTCGTCGATAGTCATATAGGTAGCCCTTGGAATAATTTTTGGAATATTTTGTTGTTCGAAATGGTGTTGTGGAGGCATACGCTGAGAGTGTATGCGTTCAGGTTCCCCATGGCGTGTGTGCTTCTATCCTGATAAGTACAGATAACCCATGCGAGTTAGCCAATCAACCTTGGCATTCTCCACAATGATAAGGTAACCCCCAGCTTTGCGGGCGGATTTCAAGAGCGGCAGGCCTACCACTTGAAGTTACCTTATCATTATAGAAAAGACACACTTTCGCAGTGCCCTCGCTCATGCCCTTGAGTTCGCAACCCCGGTTCGTCTCTGCTCCCCGTTGGATCTAACCAGTACATGATTGGCGGTCATGCTTCGTCACCGGTGCTTCTTTACTTATTAACCCTAACCAGATGCAAAGCTGGCTCTCTACTCGGAGACTCGGGAGTTGGTCATTGCCCAACTATTACCGCCTTTCGGCTGCTGCGGCCTATCCGCTTTATAACTTCATATTGTTTATTTCCTCTTTAGTTTGCTCAAAACGGTCGGTTTCTAATTCAACACCGATAACACGACGATTAAGTTTTAATGCCGCTTTTATTGTTGCGCCAGAACCCATAAAGAAATCAGCCACTACATCACCCTCACGGCTACTACTATTGATAATGTGTTCCATCATCGCTGAAGGCTTTTCACATGGATGTTTACCGGGATAATACTGTACTGGTGGATATACCCACACATCAGTATAGGGAACATCAACCGTTACGGAGAATGGACGCCTCAATAGCTGGTATTGCTCAGATAATTCATGATATTCACGATTGAGTAAGGTTTGCTCACCAACTAATTCCGTGTGCTGGCGGCTTAATGGATTGTCGCTGAACTGGCTTGCCGCTACTTTGCTGAATAATACCTGTAGCTTTAAGTAGTCTGATTCGCTAGGTAATTGCCATTGACTATAGCCAAACCAATGAGAAGCCATTTGCTTTCCAGTGGTCTGATGTATTTCCTTAGCGGTTATGCCTAATGTGTCTCTTGCCTGCTTAAAGTATTCAATCAACGGTCGCAGCGTGTTTTCTTTCAATTCCCTGCACCGCTGAAGATAACCGCTGCTTTTACCCTTGTAAGGGCTTTGATAATGTTCAGCAAAGAGGATCCGCTCAGTCGCTGGGAAATAACTTCTCAGGCTTTCTTTGTTTTGTCGTCGCCATGGTCCTGATGGTTTAGCCCAGATAATATGGTTAAGCACATCGAACCGTTCACGCACTAACAATTCCGTATCAGCCGCCAGCTTAGAACCACAAAACATATATAAGCTACCGTTTGGCTTTAATACCCGCCAAAATTCCGCAAGCATTTCATCAAGCCAAGATAAATAAGAAGCGACATTTTCCCACTGATTATCCCAATTACAGGACTTAACTTGAAAATACGGCGGGTCAGTTGCAATTAGGTCAATACAATTATCTGGAAGTGTCTTTATGTAGCTGAGTGAGTCATCATTGACTAAATTGATACTGTTTAAAATTACAGTGTTTTTCATAGATCAGGGAAACCTTTTTTGATAAGCTTCACTTGCTTTGTGCACATAAGCAGTGGGCTTTAGTTTGTCCGTGATCCGTTTCAGAACGGGCGAATGGCTGGTAAGGTGCTACCAACACCCACCAGCCGCCCATTTTCACAGTGCTAGATATTTTGAAATGTATTTTCTTCGATGTTTTCTTTGATAAATCCCGCCATCGCTAGTTGCGTTAATATCAACTGACAACGTGATTTTGCTAACTCGGTATAACGTGAAATTTCGTCTATTGTTGCCCACCAAGAATGTGGAACCACTTCTAAAACTATTTTTGCCTCTTCTGTCATATCAGTCTGTTTTAACATGATATTTTTAACCTCTGGTCAGTTATTGTGCATAACTACACATGTAACTCTGACCAACGGCAACAGCAAGTCTTATATTTGTTTTAGGCATAAAAAAACCCCGCATTGCGAGGTCTTGAATTAGTTTAATGCGACTAGGTATAAAATGTCCATTATTAGAAGATAATAAGCCAATTCTATGCAAAATGCAAATTACCTTTATAGTGTCACTTCCCAATATTAGTTTTGAATACCCATGATCTATTAATTTTCCCTATCGCTTTAATTTTTATTCCCTCTAAAAATGCAGAAAAAATAAAGATAGAGTGAGGAAGCCAGCCTAGGTTAAGTATTAGTTCAAACTCTGACTTTAAATCATATGAGTTTTTTTTATTGTAGTTTTTTAGCTTATTCCTACTAGCTATTAATTTTCTACAAGGTTCTATTAGTTCCTCTTTTTTTTGAATATCAGCAACTAATGACTCAAAATCAGTAAACATATCTATTGGGCTATAGGTATTCCATAATCTTTCCAGATCTTTTTCATAAGAGTTTTTCATATAACATCCATTTTCATAAAAATAAAAATTGAATATAACCTCATATAAATCAAATGTCTATAGTTTAAAAGTATGCTTGACAGATTGGTGATCTAGGTTGTTTTTACATCAAAACATGACTAATAGTTACATTTGTTTTTAATAAACCTAAAGCACTAAACCTTATTATGTTTATTTTGTCACTTTACTAAATGCTCGTTCCGCTATACTTTCCTCAACATAACACTTGCTGGCTAATTTTTCATAAAATGGCTTCCAATTACGAGACCAAGAGGATTGAGTTAAGTCAGGTACCATGCGCTTGATGGCATTATAAGCTACTGACGATGGTACTCGTTTGAATCCGCGACCTGCACATCGTGGACAGAACTTAAAAATATCCACCCCCTGTAAAATCGTTTGCTCTTCATCAAGTACCTTTCCTCTCCCCCTGCAACGACAGCGGTGTGTTAATTGGCCTTTACCATTGCAAGGAACGCATAACTCTTCGACCTTTTCATTTTCAATCCACGGCTCAATGACTACGGTACCATCGAGTCTCGTTATACCAGGATGTTTAGTGACATCTTTGCGGCTATAAATAAGCCCCTTTCCGCTACACACTGAACACTGACAAACCGAACCTGCTGAACGTGCATAATCTTCAAATGCCATCTTGGCCAGAACAATTAAACAATAACCCAGTTTCTTGCCAGCTGCTTTGCGAACCAGCTTAGGTGTAATTTTTTTAGCATATTGGGTTAAAGCTTCCACTGTAGAAAACTTATCCTCTTCGCTAACATCATTTTTTGCCAGAAAAGCCGTCATGCCAAATTTAGCTTGTGATTCAGTCATTCCCATAGCCGCCATGATATCCGTACCTGTAATCCTGTCAGGGGATGTGCAGCCCGCGACATTACCGAATGTCGGTGACTTAGGATGAAAGTTTTTTAATGCATTTTCTAACTTCATTTGGCTTCCCCTTTACCATTTAATACACCTAGGCCAATAGAGCGATCTAAAAAATGAAATAAAAAATCTATTTGGCTCCCATGCTCTCTTTCCCACCCCTTTGGATCCTTATGCAACTCGCTGTGGTGAACCCTGCATAAAGGGATAGTGAATAAATCATGTGCTTTTGTACCCATACCGCCTTGTCCATATCCGATAATATGATGAGCATCATCCGCAGTAGCACCACACACGCAACATGGTTGAGATTTAACCCACTGCAAATACTTCACGTTTTCCCATCGTTGTAACTTTGGCTTTTTCATGAAGCTTGCTGGTGGCTCTGGATCAATAGATAAGTTTAGTACCGGCGTTAATGACTCAATCTCATTCAGCGTCTTGCTATGGTGTTGTAGGGAAAGTGTAATAAGTCCTGACTCTTTATGCTTTAATTCATCGGGTAACGTCATTAACAGCATTCGCCCACTGAATGTATTTAAATGAGCGCCTGGTCTAAATATCACTGAACCAATTTCAGGAACGATAATTGGTGTTAGTATCCATTTATAATTCATGCAATTCCCCCATGTCTGCTGATAGTGATCTCAAAACGTCCACCCTTCACGACCTCACACCATTCCATTTCTACCCGCTTAACTTGGTCATCATCTCTCCAAACACCTGCATGAGTTAATGCATCAAAAGGAGCTTTTAGATAATTATCAATATCCCTACGTTGTCTTGTCGGTGGATACATTTTTACTATGACTGAAACTGGTTCAGTTATTGCTGTAGGGATCTTGCGTAATTGTTCATAAACCGCAGCAATTGCATTGGCTCGAAATTTACGTCCAGCAGCGCTGATTAATGTTTTCCCATTAACATTCCGCCAGCATGCGTTGACACTCGGTGGGAATGGTAAAGTAAGAAAAATTGTTCTACTCATGCTGCCACCTTCCTGCTTTTGTGTTCGAAAACTAATTCTCTAACTTCACATGTACCCAGCAGTGCATCATTAAAATCGCCCTTGTCAGGCCAACGTACGCTAACTAGATCAACATCGTTATTAGCCATTAGATTTCGGTTAGCACATTCAAATGCCGCAGCATGACCTGTTGCACTCCAATCAGTATCAGCAAACACAATCAAGTGCCTAACACCCTTAGGAGCAATAAATTTAGTCATGTGATTCGCATTCATCGTTGACCATGTATTGACGTTATAAATTTGTTTACATGAAAGGGCTGTTTCTATTCCTTCAGCGATGCCTAGCGTTGATGCAACTGGAAACATGCGGATCGCCACTGACTCGGCATAATCAAGGTACTTTTCGTCCTGCAGTGAATTCATTTTTTTCACTATAGGAACAGGCGCTTTCTTCGCTCCGTTTAGGTAAGTGCGATGCAAGTAGCAGGCTTTCCCTTTGCTGTCCGTGGCAAGCGCCCACATAGCTTGAAAATGCTGAGTACCACCGGCTAATCTAACGGGTTGATTTTCACAAAATCTGACATGCTCAGCAGGAAGTGAGAATATTCCACGCTCATGCAAATACTGGGCTGCTGAAGTGTTTTTTAAATCAGGCATACCCGCAAAACAGGAAATTAACTTCTTCTGGTATTCTGCTTTTGAATCTACTGTGGGCTGCTTCGGTACTTCCTTTTGTCTGATGTTTCCAAGAAGCTGATCAACCTCATCCGCCAATAATTTAAATTCTTTACCTTGGGTTCTTTCTAATAATTGAAAACCAGTACCGGCGCTACATTTGCAAATATAAGTCCCACGACCATCTTTATCATCAATTCTAAACTTACCTTTTTGTTCGCAAATCGGGCACTTACCTTTAAAGTGCTTTTTCCCAGTAATCGGTGGCAAACTATAATATGCAAATATTTTTGCCCAGTTCCCCTGTGCAGCATCAATCGTATTCACAGTAAAGCTCCTTGCTGTGGCTGAATATTTAAATTGCTTCTAATTTGTTCAATTTGTTCTTTAGATTTTTGTTTGGCTTTAACGTATTTAATTTGCTTATGTTTGATGTAATTACTGACTTCAGGCGTTAATTCTTGAGGTGTTTCATGTAGCCCTCTTGGAAAACTACCGAATTTGTCTTTGTAGGTATTGGCAACCCAGCCATCACTTAGCGGCTTTTTCTCAAGTGAACGAATGTTTTGGTAATATTTGAGTTGCGAATAAAAACTTTGCTTTTCTTGCTGGGTATGTACCTTGGGTTTCTTACTCATTTTTTTGATATTACGGCTAGAATCGACCTCAATATCTTCACCGGCTAAAGGCTTGAATCCACACTTAGGGCAAACATAAACGCCGGCAGGTTTCATGTAATGGCAAGCGGTACATTCTTTAGGGGTTTTCTCGCGCTTTTCTTGCTCACGAACGCTGTTGACTTCTTTCATACCGTCATTTTTGCTTGGGAGTTCGTCATATTCAATGTCATCAGGAAAACCCAAGCGCAGTACAGAGCCTGAGTGATCGAAAATAAGGCATTTGTCTTTACCGTGGGCTTTTCGTAACCCGCGACCAATACACTGAACCCAACGGATTTCTGATTTTGTCGGACGGGCGTAAATGATGCATCGAACATCACTATCAAAACCCGCAACAAGTGTGCCGACATTAACAATGATCTTGGTTGCACCCTGCTCGAAACGATGAATAATAACTCGGCGCTCATCATGCGGTGTATCAGCAGTAATGACTTCCGCATTGACGCCAGCACGGTTGAAAGCCACTGTCACAAAGTTGGCATGACTCACGGTGACGCAAAAGCAAATCGTAGGTAGGTTTTCACCATTGATTAACCAGTTATCAACCAGATCACCAACAAGGTCTGCACCCGACATGATTTCGGCAATTTCAGCTTCTTTGTAATCTGTTCCAAACTCCCGGCTACGCACAGATTGAACCTGAGACAAATCAGGTTTAGTCGGCGCATAAAATTCATATCGACTAAGATCACCTCGCTGAATGAGTTCTTTCATCGTCGTTGGTTTAATCAGTGTTTCGTAATATTCACCCAGAAAAGGGGAAAAGGGTGTGCCTGATAAGCCAATCACCTTGATTTCAGTATCACGGATAACTTCTAAAATTTTCTTACGGCGAAGATGGGCCTCATCGATAATTAATAAATCAATATTGTCGGGAAATTCACGACGAATGACGGTATCTGCAGAGGCAATTTGAATTAATTTTGTCGGGTCATAATTTGGGTGGTTAGCCCAAACAAAACCGATTTCTTCCATTGGAATACCGTATTCCTGAAAACGCTCAGACGTTTGAGCAATCAGATTTGTATATGGCGCTAAAAACATCACTCGCATGTCCCGCTTGAGATAACCGTTGGTGATAAATGCCGCCAGTCCTGTTTTACCACTCCCTGTTGGGCTATAAATCATAAATGTACGGTTTTGCTTCCAACGCTCACGCAGCATCGCTAAACCGCGTTCCTGTGCAAAATTAGGTGTGATATTTAACATACGTTCCTCTCTTGATAATTTGCCCTGCCAATAATGAGGCTGTTTTACTTATTACCATCTGGACGTCTAAGCGGCTGGTGGTCTTTTTTAACTGCACAGTGATCTGTATTTAAGATCTGTGCCCTTCCTTGGCTGTGCCTTCCCCTACACCCCTTTCAAAGATCACCCCCCTTACCCCCCTAGAAAGTTTCCCCCTCTTCCCCAAAATCAATTTAGACATCTAGACACCCAAACCTCCAAAGTGAATTATTGAATCACTGTTAGTGGTTTTGATGTGTATCCTTGGACAGATCTTGATAAACGACGAACAAATCGTCTAAGCCGAGTGTTTGCCTCATGACGCGCAAAATTATCTTTTCGATAAGACACTGGCTCTTCATCCCAAAATCGTTGATAAACTTCTGAGTAAGCCACCAGCGCCCTATTTCTAGCGCTTGATGGCAGTTGCAATAACATTCCCTGAATCCACGCTGCATCTTCAGGACAGTGATACTTAGGCATCGGTATGTTGTGTATCTGATACATTGACTAGTCGCTCATAGGTATATGGGATGCAGGGATCGTAGTGACACAAAATTGCTACATCCTCGGGAACTCCACGCCATTTCCACTTCCCCACACCTTGACTGCTACGAACCTTCCCCTTAAGTGGATAAGCTTTTCCGATGGCGGCATTTGTTTTATAAATACCTTTTAGAATTTCGTATAAATTCATTTAAAACCTCTTGAAAGTTTTCTTTCGCTAAATCATAGTAAAAAGTAACCTAGGTTTCAAGTTAATTTGATATATTAGTTTCGGAATGAATTTAAATAGAAATGGTGGATTATGAGCACATTCGGAAAAAGACTTCTCAGCAGACGAACAGAGTTAGGAATGTCACAAGATGACTTGGCAAAATTAACTGGTGTCTCGCGTGTAACCATTAGCAAAATTGAGTTAGGCGATTCTCAAGACACAAGATCTGCAAACCTATTCAAAATAGCGTCAGCTTTAAAGTGCTCTCCAAGATGGCTTCTGGATGGCACGGAGCAAGTGGATGGGGAGCTTACGGACGGCGCTAACGTATCAAACCCAAGACCAAATGACCCTGCAAAATATACATATCCAAAGCTTAATTGGATTAGTGCGGGCTCTTGGAATGGATGCGAGACCACTATCGCGCCTGATGAGTGGATTAGTACGAACATATACGCTGGAGAAAATGGATACTGGCTTGATGTTAAAGGAGATTCAATGACATCATCTGGTGATTTTTCAATATTTGAGGGAATGCAGGTGCTAGTCTCTCCGATCGAAGAAGCTAGATCAGGTAAGTTTGTTGTTGCAAGAATCAATGGCTCCGATGAATCAACTTTAAAGCAATATATTGAAGATGGAGGGCAGGCATTCTTAAAGCCATTAAATCCAAGATATCCACTCATCCCATTCACGCGAGACTGTGTCATTGAAGGGGTTGTAATGGAGATTAGAATGAAAGTATGACTCAAAAAATATCACTAAAGCCGACGAGTGTCGGTTTTTTTGTGCCCGAAACTTTTATTTCATCTTTTTATTGACAACTAATTACCCGCTATGTAACCTAGGTTTCGTAAACTGTTATCTAGGAGGTATTAAATGAGCGCCTTAAATCACAATGGTATAAAAATTCAGCTATTGAGTAATCAGATATCTACTTTGCTATTTTGTGCACTTGAATCAAGTTCCTCTATGGAAGTTCAAACCTTGATAGAAATGGCAATTGAAAAAAATGAAGTGATTAAATCAGAATTAAATCACGCTCAGATCAAACCTGAAACTACAAAAAATACCATCGCTTCTCAAAACTCTTTCGCAGATCGCCTAAAGTTTGCCCTAAAAGAACAAAGCGTGACACAAGGTATGCTGGCGGACTGGACTGGAATATCACAAAGTACGATTAGCTCTATGGCAACGGGTAAGATTAAAGATGTTGATACCCCTAGAGCAGAAGCTATTGCCAAGGCATTGGACGTTAGCTTTATATGGCTGATGCATGGTGAAGGTGGCATTTATGGTCATGATTTTCCAACCCAAAACAATGGGGCTTAAAAAATGCCGACTATACATTATGCGTCAAATACCAACGTACTTAAACCTGATATCCGTACAGGTCTGTTTAAGTTCTGCTTCTTTGCTGTAAAGCGTAGTGATCCGCAGGCTAAAGCCGAACGCAAAGAAGTTTATGCAGCCGATTTGAAATCAGCAAAGTTACAACTGGTTAGCGAATATGTTTTATCACTAGCGTCAAGAATACCTTTAGGGGGAATAAATGTGTAATTGCATGAATAGCGTTGCTGAAGAGTTAAATTCTAAATTAGCACTGAAAGTAACTGAAGGTGGGGTCATTTCTGATACTGAAACAGGTTGGGATAATCAAATGCTTGATTTTTCAGTTGGTAAGTTTCACGTAATGCTTAATTACAAATTTGCTTATCGTGCCAAGAAGAAAAACGGTGAAATGGCAAAGAACTTAACTCGACTAGATACAGTCGTAAAAATGTCTCACTGCCCTTTCTGTGGCGAAAAGCAAGATTAATAAGAGGTGTGACATATCAACTGATAGTCATATGACAATTGGTATTATTTTAAAAATCGATTCCTTATTAAACGCCGATTTAAATAGAGCCAATGAGTTACTTAATTTTTAATTAATGGAGTTGTTAGAAAATGAATAATACAACGCTGGTTGAAAATACGATAAATGAATTAACCTATGCTGAATCTATTTTGAATATGATTGTAGATAATGACATTAAAGCAGATGGTAGTTTATTTAACTCAATTGAGTCTGTAGTAGAAAATATAAGTAGAGCGAAAAAAAACGTTTGTAATATAAGTGCTGATGAAAATAAAAAATCCATTGGTGATATTTTAATTACTAAAAATGAAAATCTTGAAGGCGCTATCGGCTCTATTCTATCTGTTTTAGAAATGGCGATTAACTTAAGCGCATCAAATGAGCCAAGCAATAAAAACGGAAATCAAGTATCGATAATTAATTTGATTTTCACTGCAAAATTAAACTTAGAAACAGTTTATGAAAAAATAAGTTTTAACTAAAAATATCAAAAATACATAGGGCAATAAATATGAATAACAAATCAAAGCCAGTAGAGCTCGCAACAAGGCATGACATTCAAGTAATTACTCGTGAAGTTTATTTGGTCCAGCCTTGCGGTAAAAGTTACTTTACTGAGGATGCTGCTGTTAATAAATATGCACACATCCTTGCTAGCGATGAATTCCATCAATTAGGTAAATCAACAAACGAGCCTGATATTGAAACACGACTACCCGACGGTACTCCTGCATTTAAACGGGGAGCTATGACGCCAGAGTATATAGATAGGCAGGCTGAAATATACCAAGAGTTAAAAGAAAAACTCAAAGATGAAAAATGTATTTCACGATTAGAGAAAGAATGGCAAAAAGCAAACGATAAGCTTGAAGAAGCAAAAGAAGATGCAGCAATAAAATGCGGAAGGCTGCAAGAAGCAATCACTAAAAAATAAGCAAATCACCAAATTAAATTTAAATCAGCATCAATGCTGAGGAATTCCTGTATCTAAAGTTAGGAGTTACTATGAAAGAATTATCACTACTAGATAAACGAAGAAAACATTTCATGGATGCTTTCTTTGAGTATTTAAAAAGAAAAAAGAAAAGCACATCATTTATCAGAATCATTGATGGAATTAGTTATCAGGTCGATTTAGATACTGAGGTATTAAAGCAATCATTAATTAACCTATATGAAAATATTGTTTGCCGTAAACAAGTAGGAATGAATGATAAACAGATAATTAATACCTATGACAGCCTTTATAACAAGCATGGAGGCTTATCAAATGATGGTAAGGATTTTATCAGTTTAATTACAGGGCTTATTGCTGAAAATTTACATAAAAAGGAAATCGCTAATGGCTTATTTTACATCGACAAATAAAGGCATTTTAAACGAAAGCGGATCATTGATTTCTTATGATGATGCGATTAAGACCCTTGAATTAGGTCAATACGATAATGAGTTAGTAAAGGGCTTGTATTTAGCTGCATTTATATTCGGCGAATTATCTAAAAACCTAAAGAATTTCACGCCTGAGCAGCATCTTTCAGTATGGCGCTGGGTCGTTGCAGCTAGTTTTATCTTAAAGCTGCAAGAAAAAAACGGAATCAGGACTGTTATTGATGATGCGGGTAAAAGTTGCACTGCAATTATTTATAGCAACGGAAAAGCCACGTTAACTGTTTACCCCCTAACACTACGCTTAGCACTTGTTGCTGATTATGAAGCTACATTTATTCAAGCATTCGGAAAAGAACAAGGGACTGACCTTGCTATCCGCGCCTATGTCGACCTTCTCAATATTTCGGTTGAACATGGCCCAAGCCTATCATCCAAGGGGCAACGTGTATTGAGCGCTATAAATAATGATTACATTCGCATTCTTGAAGCTGAAGGTGGCGTTCCAGTAATGCCAACCATTCACTAAGGACGATGACAAATGAGAATTGAATATATGGCTGGCAGCAGCTTTGCAAAAGTAGTGATCCTGTCCTCTATTGCCGAACGCAAAAAACTAAAACAGTTAATTGATAAAGTTCTGCTTTTTACGCCAGTTCAGGAATCATCAAGAGGCTTCTTTTTCCGAGTTACCACAATTTATGGCACACCCAAACACGTTTCACAGGCTTACAAAATAATCAGCTTGGAGGCTAATAAATGATTGAACAAGATAATGCCGAAAATGAAATGGTTGATTATGACGATACCACAATTCGTTCCACCCATTATGTTGATGATGGGCGTGACTACACAGCACGGATCATTCACCGCATAAGACAGCGTTGTTATATCCGAATGGGAATTTGCCCTCCCACTCCACCAGCGCCACAAGTAGTCGCACCAAAATTAATGCCAAACACCAAAAAGAAAAAGCGAGCTAAGAAGGTGAATGATGAGCGAAATTAAAGACACTCGAAATTGGAAATGCCTCTTTGGTATGCATCAGTGGATCCTTGTATCTGTATGTGATTATACCCAAACAGATGAGTTCGGTGACATATATATGAGAGGTAAAAAATATATCATGCAATGCGTTTACTGCGGCAAGGTTAAAAGGAAAATATTATGACAACACCTAATTCTAACCTTATCAATATCATTAGAAATGCTGGTAATGATCCGTCTGACATTACTGATGCCATTTTTTTAGCCGGCTACAGAAAAACTGATTTTAGTATCGAGCAGATTATTGAAATGACAGCCGACCAGACGGCTTCATGTATTTACCTCGGCATGAAATATGATGCCCTGCCAAGAACTATCAATGATATAGCAAAATATCATTTAAGTGGGTTAATCGAGGAAGCTAGTTGGATTGGCACACCAGAAGAAATTGCAGCTGAAGTATTGAGGAACGGGTATCAAAAAGGAGATGATAAATGACTCTTGATAGCGCTTATATGACAACTAAGGATGTGTGTGAACATCTTCGCATTTCATCTAGAACGTTGGATAGAAGAAGAAAACGAGAGATGTTGCCTTTCCCTGAACCTGACTGCAGTTATCAAGGCTCTGAAAATAGATGGTTCAAATATAGGGTCTTAGAATGGCAAGCGAAAGATTCAGAGCTAAGCAAAGCAAATCGCTAGTAAAACAAACGCCCCTACTTTGGGGCGAATTTTGTTATAAGCTCTAATTTATCCCACCACTTTTGATAGGCTTCTCGCATTTCGTTCATATAACCATATTTATCATAAACACCCCATACGCCGGGTAATTTATGCCCGAGCATGGTCTCGGCGACATGTGGCGCTGTAAGCTCAGAGAAATTAGTTCTCGCAGTCCTGCGTAGGTCGTGCATTGAAAAGTGAGGAATATCTACCCCATAGTTCTTAGATACAAACCTAATAATATTTTTTGGAAATGTTAGATGAAAATTAAAAGCTGCGTAGTCTTCACCCGTGTTAAATAAGATATCGTATTCAGCAATTGAAAACAGTTCAATTATTGTAGGTAGAACATCAGGGATCATCGGCCTAATAAGAGGTTGTCCTGTTTCATGCCCTGTTTTGTGATTTTCTGCCGGCACAACCCAGTGCATCTTTTTAAAATCAAAATCAGCTTTTTTAGCTAATCTTAGCTCACTTACCCTACATGCAAAAAAAGTACAAAGTTTTACGAACAACGCATTTTTTTCAGTCATCCGAGATTCGTCACATGCCCTAAAAATATAATATAGCTCTTCATCTGATAGTGTTCTACTTCCATGCTTTTTCTTTATGCCAAAGTCTTTTGGGCTAATATTTGTTAGTGGGTTATCTTCGAGCATATTCCGCTTTCTTGCCCATTCATAACAATTAAACGAACAATTTATTACTCTTTTAGTAACCTCTGTATATTTCTTAGATAACTCATCAAGAAAGGAAACCCATATTTTTGTCGTTAATTGTTCCGGTAAATATTTTCCTAGTTTTGGAAATACATGAATTTCAAAACTTCTAATTACTAGGTCAGCACTTTTTTTATTCCCGAAATTAATTGAATGCCACTGTCTAAATAAATCCTCAAATTTACCAAGCGATATTAATTGATCAGCTTCAATTGATTTAACTAATTTAGGGTTTTGGCCTTCACTTAAAACTCTCGCCCATTGAAGTACTTTTGAGCGAGCTTCCTTTAATGACATGATAGGATATTGACCAATTGTCATTTTGTCTTGTTTGCCAGCAAACCTGTAGCGATAGAAAAAGGAAACCACCCCATTTTTAGATATACGGATCCATAAACCATCTCGGTCTGACTTCTCTATTACAGATTCACCTTTCTTTCCATGACTAGCCCTTAGAAAAGTGTCAGATATAGCCATAATGCCCTCTTTTGTTGTAATCGTCCGTTTTTGATGGACACACTGGTGGACACATTCATTATGACTGATGTTGGCTTAGGGTGTCTAGGGCTGTCGGAGGGTAATTTAGCAAACCAAATAAAATCATATAGTTACATTATAATTTTGACATGAGATGACTTAGCTTGTCATGGGTGGTCTAATCGTCAATGATTATAATATTAATCAATTACCCCTCCTATACTTCAAGTTAAACAATGACAAGATAATAAATTAAAATCACATAAAGTAATATATTATTTTTTAACTCGGTTATTGAATAGGAGATTTTCATATCTTATTTAATTAATAATGATTTTATTAATACAATTTAAAATACGTAATAAACGATAAAAAGCCGCTGATTAAAAAGCGGCTAGAATACAATGTTTACCAATAAGAACGCTATTTTTGCCCAACTAAACGACAAATAGTTTCTGAAACAAGGTAGCTTTTTTCAAATGAACTGATAGGTAAAAATTCAAAACGCGAATGGAAATTCAATGCACCCGTAAAATAGTTCGGCGTTAAAATACCACGTGCTGATAATGCAGAGCCATCTGTTCCTCCTCGCATTGGGATTACATTTGGCTCAACATTTTGAATTTTTAATGCATCAAAAATTAAGTCAATGGCTGTTCTATCATCCCCGAGAGAGTCGCTAATATTGCTATACACATCATCAATCTTGAATTCAATCTTGGCTCGTGGATGGCGAGCTCTAATCAAAGCAACACTTTCACCAATAAAATGCTTACGAGCCTCAAAGCTATTACGATCAAAATCGCGAATTGCCATTTTAACTTTAGCGTTATCTGGATTGGCGATTAAATCAGTGAAATAAAAATAGCCTTCACGATGCTCTGTATGTTCAGGGGTATCAAAACGATCAAAGCAACCTATAAAATCATGCGCAACACGAATGGGATTTAACAATACATTCTTAGCAGACATGGGGTGCGCCGTGATCCCTTTAATCGAAACTTCAATTGAAGCGGCGTTAAAGGTTTCAAATACCACTTCACCTAATGCACAGCAGTCAATCGTATAGGCAAAATCAACACTAAAACGCGATAAATCCATAATTTTAGACCCACGAAGACCAATTTCTTCATCAGGTACAAAAGCAACATAGATATCACCGCAATCAAAATCTGCGTGTTGTAGCTTTTCCATTAACTCCATCACCACGGTGATCGCGGCTTTATTATCAGCACCAAGCACACTAGTACCATCGCTAAAGATTATTTCTTCACCGACATAAGGAGCGGCTTCAGGATGTTCAGAAGGCTTAAACCATACATCTTCTTGGCGATTTAGACACAAGTCTTCACCTTGATACTTCAATGTTTGGGGCTTGATAACAGGAGATAACCCCACATCTACCGTATCCAAGTGCGTTACGAAACCAATCTTTGGAGCTGAAGGTTTATTACCCGGGCGAACCGCATATAAAATGGCATGGTCGTCAATATAGATGTCTTTTAAGCCATAACTTTTTAGCTCTTCAGCTAACAACTTAGCCAACTCACGCTGCCCTTCTGTACTTGGCACAACGCTATTCGCTGCATCACTCTGACTTTCAATCGCCAAATAGCGATAAAATCGTTGCTCAAGTTGCTTACCTAATTCGTTCAT